CCTCCTCCGACGGAGGAGGAGAATTTAAGATACTTCCGCGTAACAATTCTCGCCGCTAAATTATCATTTACCTCAAAACGGCTGCAAAGGTCGGATAAATTCTTTGCCGGAGAGAAATCCCAAATTGGGCAAAATTGGTTTAATTTGGAGATTTCAAAGGTTTACATTATCTTTGTACAACATAAAATCACACCTAATGGCCTCTTCCATACGCATCAAAAACATCAGTGAACTCCCCATCATTAGTGGCAGCAGGAATGATACACGAAAGAAAATCAGTTGCATTACTATCGGGTATCGAGAAGCAGAAGAACAGTTTTCGTCAGATATCCATCTGGACGCTTTTATCATCTTATTGGTTTTATCCGGAAAAGGACATACCGTAATCAATTACAAGGCGTATGATATTCAAGCGGATACGCTTTTACTTCTATCTTCTGCTCATCTGTTTCATTTTTATGAATGTAGTGATGACTTTCAATGTCAATGTCTCTTTGTCAGCAAGGCTTTTACGGATGAAATGGACTCCACCGACATGATCTACCGACGGACCAAATACGGTGTGCGGCTATATAACCAACCGGTAGTTCCTTTAGCACATCCTTACGCCGTTTTATTAGCCGAACGATTAGCCAGCATCAATAAGAATATTGACCGTACAGAGCATTTCTACCACAAAGAAGTCATTCTGAACCGTTTGTTCGCCTTTTATCTTGATTTAAGTGACATCCTTGAACGAATCAACCTCCCCCATACGGACGGCTGCCTGACCCGATACGAAAGTATTATCAAATCATTCATCGAACTACTGGCAACGCATTATCGTGAAGAACATAAGGTAGATTTCTATGCTGCCCACCTGATATAGGGGGCAGAACGAATAGTATAAATTTGGGTGGAAAAACAGGAAGAGGCTGAAACGTCGATGTAGTGCGGGTTTCAGCCTCTTTGTTTATTGAAGGGGAGAGAAAACAAATCGTGCAAGTATTTTAAACTTGAGTGAGTTTGGGTTAAACTTTGGGGAGATGTTTAACTGGATAATTTAATAAGGGGTTAAACGTGGTTTAAATGGAGGTTAAACATTACTCCTACTCTTCTGGATTGCGACCGCTACGAATGAGATGGGATTGCTTTATGATGGCAAGGGGTGTGGGGAGGGAACTTCCATCGGAAAGACCGGAATGAGCGAGGGTGCTTTTCTTTATACCTATGGTTGCCTCGTCTAATGTGTCGAAGATGGCGGAGATGCTACCAAAATAGAAATCTCGTTTTTCGAAAATCAGGTGTACGTGAATTACTTTTGTCATGATGCTATATGATTAATTTGATATAGCAAAACTACTATATATTCATTATATGGAAGTATTAGTATAGTTAATATTGTGAAATAGACAAAATAAAGCCATTGTAAATAGTGATATTACAACAGCTTTTTATATTTATTGTTCCGACTGTTTTCGGGTGTTTAGTTCTATTTGAAGGAATAGGTTTACAAGATTACTAACAAGCATAAGCAATAATCCCAAGATACCACCGCCAATGAGCACTAAAATACCAATGACTATGTTAAAGTCACCAGAAGCAATGAATCCAATACCAGCAATGAGGGCAATTGCTATAATAGCCCTACCCAGCACATCTATAATCTTGGAAATGGGTTTTAAATAGCCAAAATCGTACATAGTATTAGTTTTAAATGGTTTATAATCGTTTAGAACAGGCCCTTACACGATAGAGCTTAAGAATATCCCCTTTGAAAATTTTGAAAGGACTGTAGTTTGGGCTTTTGCAGACAATGAAATCCTCGTCACTGGCTTTCTCAATGAACTTAATCATGCGTTCTTCGCGTGTTATAATAAGATATATAGCGCCTGTTTGCAAGAATTCCCAACTGTGGGACAAATTATCTATTGTTTTTATACCAATCCAATCACCGCTTGAAATAATTGGTTCCATGCTGATGCCCGTAATAGGAAATACGGCTTCACAGCCTTCGAATACACTCAATTCTACGAAGCCATCAGGTTCTGTCTGATGGAAAATTTCGGATTCAAGCACAGCGAGTTGCCCGGCACTAACTGGCAGATTATAAAATGGTACTGAAGTTCGCGTTTGCTCTGTTAACAACTCTGGGATTCGTGTTTGTTCCTTACTAAGTTTTACAGAGACTTTTCTGCCATACTCAATATCAGGTTCACAAACAGATGAGGAAGGTGGTGTATTCACTACAGCTAATCCAAGTGAACTTGTTCCTAAATCAAGTCCAAGAATGCTCTTTTCTGTTTTTTCTTCCGTTGGGTTACAATTTGGGTTACAATTTAGGTTACAACTTTTTTCGCCGGGATTTTGATTATTTAGCATCTCACCTTTGCCAAGAACAACCCACATTGGCGATAAATCAGGATAAGTGGCGAAAACTTTAGCAATAGTATCTTCAGTGATACCTGTAGAACTCTCTAATGTCCCTCTGGATATACCTGTAGCTGCATAAAAATCTCGTTTGCTAATACCTAAAGTATCAACAAATTGCAAAATTCTTTGCTTTGTTGGCGAAATCTTTTGTAATTTTTCTTGCATTTGGCGAAATGTTTTGTAATTTTGTACCCAGTTAACGAGACAAAAGTAATAATTAAAACGAGAAAAGATATGAGATTAGCTGAAAAACTGAAAGAAAAGCGTACCACACCTTATCAGGAAGTGGCCGAAAAATTTGGTGTAACCGCACAATATGTGGGGAAAATAGCCCGCGGACAAAGAGTTCCGAAGCGGAATAGCGGGAAAGCGATGAAGGTGCTTTGCGAACTTGAAAAGATGTGCAACGAAGCGAATAAAAACTGAAAGTATGAAAACAGCAAGAAGAATAGAAGTAATTGCAGCGGTAGTCGGAATGATTACCGGGATTGCACTGGTAGATGGTGAACCAACACGCAGGGAGATGATAGGCGGTGCGGTATTGATATTTGTGGTGGTGGCCAATTTGCTGGTTAATGTCTATAGGGATGAGTTCAAAGAAAAAAATGCTTAGAAACCATATTCGGAGGGATAAATCATGGAATCAAGATTTAACGGTCATAAAGCAAACCTGCGTGCTTATCTGCGGAAAAGAGGTGCAGAGATAGACGTGAAAAACAAAACGGTGAAAGTTGATATGGAAGCGTTGAATAAGAAAGAGCAGGAGAAACTGAAAGAATTAGAACGGTGGGGATATAAAGTAAATGAGCAGCAAACTTATTTTTCTACTCAGTCCTCCCTTCGGGATTATGAGATGCTTGAGACAGAAGATAATTCATTTATCGCATTTGCTGATGAGATAATGGCAATGTATTATTAAGAGAATAGTTAGGGTTAGTTTTTTTGAGAGGTCGCTACAACTGAGTAGCAAACTCTTTCGGTTTGGGAAAATAGAAAGAGATTCCTTTTAAACGTAGATACGTTTCGGCTCGGAGTTAGACCGGGAAAGGAGCTAATAATAAGATAAATCATTATGCCGCAGTATAGGAACATACCATTTAATAGTACTTGTTATTCGGAGGTGGCGAACCCCGGAGAACAGGTGCTTTGTGTGTCGGTGCCTGAACTTGTGGAAAGTGGAGTATCTGAAAGCTATTTGAAAAGGGCTTTATCAGGTCAACGGACTGGCGAAATGTTTTGTTGGCCACACCATAAAGAAGGGCGCGAAGTATTTGTGCATTTTGACGGAATGGCGGAGAAATACAGGGAGCTGGTGAATAGGGTGATTTGTGGAGGGGTTGACGCAGCTTTGTGGGTGGAAAACCGGGCGGCGGAGGAATTAAACCGGAAGCTGGAGGGGGTGAAGAAGGGATTGAGGATGATGGTTGAGGTGAGTGCGGGAGATTTGACGCGGTTGAGTGATATGCAACTCTTTGTTCCGGCGGATGTGCAACGGATTGCACGGGCGGCAGGATGGCTGAGACTTTGGAGGTGGATGGATGTGAAGACGGCACGGAAATATGGGTTTACTTCTATCCGGGAAGTGCAGGCAGAGATGTTTAAACAGTGTTTAAATGAACAGATGAAGGGGTTTGTAAAGTTTCCGAAAGCGATAAATAATGAGCGGGTGCTGGACAGGAAGGCACGGGAATATGCTGCGGAAGGACTGGATTGTCTGGTGGCGGGATATTTCGGAAATGTGAACCGGGAGAAGATGAACGGGCAGACGCATGCGATATTGATGCAGTTGGCAGGGGAACAGGTGAAGTATAGCTTTGAGGATATAGGGCTGATGTATAATGAGCAGGCGCCGGGGCTGGGACTTCCGAAGATGACGGTATCGGCAATTAAACAGCATTTAAACATGCCTAAGCATAAAAAGGTGTGGTATTATATGAGACACGGGAAACTGGTGGGTGATGCGGATATGCAGCCGATGATTGACCGTGAACCGATAAGCAAGCCGGATATGCTTTGGTCGCTGGATGGTACAACGATGCAGTTGTATTATAAGAAGCGGGTGAAGGATAGCCGGGGGAATGAGAAGTGGAAGGTTATGAGCGATTTGTATGCGTATTTCGTGACGGATGCGTGTACGGGGGCGATTATAGGATATAGCGTGGCTTTCAGTGAGAGCAGTGGGATGGTGATAGAGGCTTTGCAGAACACAGTGGATAAGTGGGGGTACAAGCCTTATCAGATGAATTATGATAACAGTTCGGCGAATATATCGGCAACGGTGAAGGCGTTGATAAATAATATGAGCCATGTAAACTTTCCTTGTACCCCCTACTCTGGACGGAGTAAGAGTGTGGAGCTTGTAATCGGGCATTTCCAACAAAGGGAACTGAGAAAGCTGAAGAACTTTAAAGGGGGAAACGTGACGGTGAAGAGTCCGAATAGCGTGGCGAATCCGGAATTGCTGAAAGAGCTGGCTAAAGACTTGGATTTTACGGATAAGCTGCCGACGGAGGAACAGGTGATGGCGGAGTTTGCTCAGGCTGTGGAGGCTTGGAACGGTCGCGGTGAGGCGCGTGATGCTTATGGTGCGTTTATCGGGAAATCGAAGATTGAACGGTATGCGGAAGAACGTGAGGGACGGGTGAAGATGAATTATTTTGAAAAGCTGAGCCTGTTCATGGTGGAACTGAAGAACCAACAGCATCCGTTCGGTGAATATGAGTACAGACAGAAGGGTATTGAGGTGGCTATACGCGGAGAGAAGATGAAGTTTATTGTGCCGGATAATGCAAGCAGTGCGATGGACTTTGAATTCAGCCGGGAACATTTGGGACATACATTCAAGGTGTTTGTGAACCTGCGGGCGGACAGGCCGGAATGGGTGGAACTGCGTGACCGGAACGGGAAGAAGGTGGCGGATGCGTACGAAAAGGAAAAGCTGGCGGCTTGTGTGGCTGACATGAAGAATAAGCCCGGAGAAATGGGTAAGATTCAATTGTTCAACATCATGCAGAAGCATTGTTACGAGGATGCGAAGACGGAGATGGAACGGCAACGGGAGATTGCAGAGCAAACCGGATTCAGGGCTACAGGAACAGACGGGTTTGGCTTTGGCTGGTGGGACACTCCGAAAGCGGTGGTAAACGCACAAAACAATGCTGTGGAGGACAGACGAAACGGTTTTGTGGAGAAAAGCCGGGAAGAGATGGAGATGGAGGCGTTGTTGAATAGCTGACGGATGTTTAAATAGTGTTTAAGTTATTGATTTTAATACATATATAAAATGGAAATTACAAACAGGATTAAAGACAAGGTGACGGATTGCCTGTTCTTTGAATTGAAGGAAAGAAAGGTGTCACAGGCGGAGTTTGCAAGAATCATTGCTTTGCGCCACGGGATTAAGTTTGATAAGTCGGTGTTGTCTCAGATAAAGTGCGTGAGAGATCGGAACTATTCGGTGATAAAGGATGCTTCGTGGCTGGTGCTGGCGAGACATTATCGCTGCATGGATGACAATGTGTGGGAAACGGTGGACACAAAGGCGTTTATCACGGTACAGACGCATCTGGAAAAATGCCAGGAGCATGGGGTGTGGCAGGTGCTTTGTGACCGGGCGGGAATCGGGAAGAGTTATGCGGCAAAGGAGTATGCATGTGGGCATAGCAATGTGATATACGTGGACTGTTCGGACTATCCGGGAAAGGGGGACTTCGTGAGGTTTCTGGCGGGGCAATTCGGGTTGCAGAATACGGGAGGCATAGACAGGCTGTGGAGGGATGTGACGAATGAGTTGCTGTTGCTATATAAGCCGTTGCTGATACTGGATGAGTTCGGGGATTGCGCGGAGGCGGTGATTACGCTGATGAAGGGGCTGTATAATAAGGCGAATCTGGGGAGCCAGATGGCTTTGGGGTGCTACTTTATCGGGGCGGATAATTTGCAAAAGAGGCTGGAAGATGGCAGGCGGGTGAGCAAACGGAGTTATGCGGAGTTCTGGAGTAGGTTTAACGGGCGGATTACGACGCTGAATTATGGTAAGAAACAGGATGTGTTCGGGAGTGAACTGCGGAGGGAGATTGAGGCGATTGTGGATGCTAACCTGCCGGAGGAACTGGCGGACAGGCGGGAGGAAATTATAGAGAAGAGCTTTACTACGAATGGGGTGCGGGCTATCAGGAATGAGATTGTGATTCAGAAGATGCTGCTGGAGAAAAGGCGGCAAGCTGAAAAGAAATAAGGGAGGATAAGCTTATGAGTAAGTTCGGACTTTTTTATGAGTTGCTGGGCAGGATGCCGGGGGCGACGAAGGAAGAGATTGTATGCCAGTATTCGGGCGGGACGTCTTTGAATGAACTGTATGAGAGGGCGCCAAAGACGTACAGGAAGATGATTGAGGACATGAAGCGGATGACGAAAAGTGAGGGGGAGGATGAGAAGATGGACAGGCTGAGGAAGCGGGTGATTGCGAGTGTGGCGGGGTACTTTGAAAAGGCGGGGATTTATGAGGGGATGACACGGAGGGAACGGTTGCAGAAGATAATTGCAACGGCTTGCCGAGCTGTGGGGATTGATGATTTGAATGAGATGACGGAGGCGCAGATGAAGCGAGTGTACAATGAGTTCCTGCGGAGGCAAAAGACGGCGGAAAAGGCTGGAAAAGCGTGTGAGGAGGCGAAGGTGGAGACGGGCAAGGTGATACGGCGGGGATGCCTGAGCGTGAATTTGCGGGGGTGATGCCATTGAATGACCGTGTGAGAGCGGAGCAACTATCCGGGGCGGTGCCGGAAATGGCTCTATTTATAGAAAAAGAAGATTATGGCAAAAGGATATAACAGAAGGAACTTCCTGTTGAGGGTGAAAGATATACAGGATATTTATTTGCAACACCATGCACGGGGATGCACGGATAAGTTTATCTATCAGAACCATATCTACCCTACTTATAAGATTGGGAGGACTACTTTTTATAACTATCTGGCTACGCCTGCGGTGAAGGAACTGAAGGAGCTTGAGGAGAGGATGAGACTGGAACGGGAAGAACGGGCGAGGCAGTTGAGTATGTTCGGGGAGGAAGAGAGTGATTTTATTAAATAACATTTAAACAGTGAAAATTATGGCAAGAACGAAGAAAATGGTGGTAACAGGTGTTACACGGGAACAGGCAGAACAGGCTTTTGCCGAGTTTGCGGCGGCGGATGCGAAGGTGCAGAACATGACGTCGAAGATGGATGTTGAGATGACACGTATCAGGGAAAAGTATGCGGAACAATTGGCAGTGCTCAATGCTGCCAAAGAAAAGAGCTTTGAAGTGCTGCAGGCCTTTGCGGTGGAGAATAGAGACGAATTGTTCTCGAAGAAGAAAAGCGTGGAGAGTGCTCATGGGGTGTTCGGGTTCCGCACCGGGACACCAAAGCTAAAGAACTTGAAGGGGTTCACGTGGGCGGCGGTGACGAATCTGGTGAAAGAGCTGATGCCGGATTATATCCGCACATCGGAGGAACTGGCAAAGGATAAGCTGCTGGCAGACCGGGAATTGCCTAAGGTGGCGGAGTACTTTCCGAGAGTCGGCGTACAGGTGGTGCAGGATGAGACGTTCTATGTGGAACCGAAAAAAGAGGGTGATGCAGTGGAACAGTGACATGAAAGAGATACACCGATGGTACCAATACCGCCCACGCGGACGGTGCTGGGCGGTGTATCTCGAAATCACTTACCGACAGGGAGATGGCTTCCCGCCGAAGATATCGACGCATGGGACAAAGGTCGGGGATTATCTGACGCGGGAAGAGGCACGGCGGGAGGTTTACAGATTGAATGGTTGGACTTATAGAGAAAAGAAAGTATGAGTGAGAAATGGAACGGGGTGCAAATTATGGCACCTCAATTTGGAACGGGAAAAGAGACTGTGGGGTATTTTACCGGATATGCTTGTGGATATTGCAAGGGGAATGGGTATTATCTTGACCCGGATGTTATTAATGAGCGGATGAAGATGCCTTGCCCTAAATGTGGAGGAACCGGACAGGTTAAAGGGGTTGTAACGGTGGAATGGGTGCCGGATGGGGAGGTGAAACCTTTTTTCAGGGAGGCGCAGCCGTGATATACCGTGAGCCGAAAGACCTTATTATGCAGGTGGAAGACAGTTATTTGGGGCAAGTGCAGTACTATTGGACTTATTATGGTAAGCCGTGTGAGCTTACCGAAATCGGTGCCAAGACAATGGGGCTGACTGCCATATTGGTCAGTATGAATAATCCTGATACAGGCTCCTTCGTTTATATCTTGTGCGAACGGCTGAAAGCCCGGATGTATGAGCAAGGGACGAAAAGACCGTTGACGGTGAAGGATGTGTTTTTGTTTTAACCTTTACCAAAACAATAGAATGATGAGTATGGCAAAAGAAGAACTAATAAGACTTATAGACAGCTTCATTAATGAAGCTGGACTATGGTATGAATTTAAGGCATGGATAGAAAATCAGGGATATTCCATGGAAGAACTTGGATTCCCTGATAATGAAGAATAATTCAAAACAAAAAAATGAATAGAATACAGAAATTAGAAGCTGAAATACAGAAGATAAAGAAACAGGAAGCCGATAAAAAAAAGGCAAAATATCAATATCTCGTTGGAAAGTGTATTCACATGGCGCATACTTCTTACGAAAAAATCACAGCGATAGTTAGGGTAAATACTGATGAAATCGGTGATGAAGTAGTATATGATTGCATACATGTATATTTTGACAACAGAGAAGATGTAAGTAATAGTGATTCAAGCATCCAACTTGCATCTTACGCAGGTGAATACGTGGAACGGATTGAGAAAAATATCATAAGTCAAGAAGTTTTTGATAAGGCTATGGATGATTGTTTTGCGCATATTAAAAGAATGTCTATTATTAACGTATAAAAAATCGGCATTACATATTATTCGATAGTAAAGTAATTTGCATTGAACGATTTAACGTATAACAATAATCATAGAAAACTTTAGGGTTCAAGTATAAAACCTGAATCCTAAAGTTTTCTATTTACACAAAATCATGGACAGTACCTTATTCGTCAAGTGGTATAAAGATTTCAGGTAATTCATCTTCTGTAAAACCTATTTCATCATATAATAGAGATGTAAATACAGGTAAAAGTTGCATTACTATTCTTTCCGCTTCTTCCAATTTCGTCCGCATTATCACCTGATTATTTTTGTCTTTATATGAATATAGCAAATGTACAAGGGTATTTCTTTCTGCCCTCATGTCATGCAATTTATCTTTAGTAGCCTCGTTTATCAGTCCTAAATCGAAAGCTTTATTTATAGCGTCATTAAAAGTGAGCCTTTTAGCTTTTTTACGCACTTTGTCGAAGTCCTGTTCCAATTCTTCCTCGGGAACAGGCTTACCTGTCTCTTTCTCCTTTTCAATAGCAGCATCAACATTGCGGCAATTTTCATCCCACAGTTCTTTTGTGGCAATTAAAAACTTGAGCAAATTTTCTGTTAAACTATAAAGTAGAACTGTTTCCTGAAAATACCTGTCTACTACTTTATTATCTAAAGTAGTAGCAACATCTATGCCTGCCTCATTAATTAATTGAACAATATTTTTCATAACATATAAATTTAGAAATCGGATGCAATTTACAGATTTAATATTGTATTTGAAAGAAAAGCAATATTAAATACGTAAAGTTTGTTTTCTAAGCAAATATTATTCTATATTTCGAATGAAATAAGATAAAAGGAAGGAGTTGTATACACCTTCCTTTTATCTTAAAATAGTGACGTTTGTTTGCCATAAACGTTATCGTAATTACAAACCATCCATTCCTCTTGTTTGCGTCTACTCGTCTTAGATGCGGAAATAGTACGTTCTATACGGTGAATAATCCACCCGTTTTTGGTTGCGTATTCTTCAATCATAGGAAAGGGAAACATGGTGAGCATGAATTTTCCTTTTATACTTTCTAATAATTTCAATAAATCGGTCATGTTTTGTTCGTTGAATGTACTTTCATAATGACCGCAATCACTGTTGATGTAGGGCGGGTCTACGAAGTGGAAAGTATCAGGATTATCATAACAGGCAATGACTTCTAAGGCGTTACGATTTTCGATGGTTACATTTTCCAGACGGATGCAAAGCTGCTCGGTAAAATCATCTTTAGCGTTTACCAGCTTTTTGGGCATACTGCCTGAGAAGTCATATCCGAAGGTCTCGTCTATCATTGAGGCGAAACTCATCTTGCAGGATGCCCAGACCGCCCACGCACGTTGCGCTTGCGTGAAGAACTGGGGATAATTCAAGATGTGGGAAGCATGGGCGTGCATGTCCCGGCTGTGCAGGGTTTTATCTATTTCGTTTTTCAATTCCGCATAGTTGACTTTGGCCACCCAATAAAATGTCGTTAAATCCATGTTCAAGTCGTTGATGATTTCGGCACATACCGGACGCTTGGCGAAAAGAACTGCGGCACCTCCGCAGAAGGCTTCGGTATATAGTTTGTGTACCGGAATAAGAGGCAATATGTGCTTTAACATGGTTTGCTTGCCTCCATAATATGAAATTGGTGTTTTCATTATCGTTGTTATTTTTATAATTGTTACTATCTTTGTGGTCTCACCCACATACAGACGCATAGATGCGCCAAATCGCGGCAAGGGCATTTAAGTCCTCGGCTGTGCGGTTTGGCGCATCTATGTGTTAGTATGTGGGTGAGATAACTACTAACAGGTCGGGGACTTTCTTTTTCCCCTAAATTCTACTTCCTTTCTTCTTGCAACCTCCTTTCTGTATTGTTTAAATGGCTGTTCGGGTGTTTTTAATCAATTAAATATATCTTTTCTGGGGGCATGTGGCGTAATTGCTCTTCGATGCTTTCCTTTGTGCCGGGATGCAACCGGACGTCGCCGATGGTGATGCCTGTGACTTGGGTACGACGGCGGGAGATAGTGCAGGTGAAGGTGATGACGTGGTAGTTGAAGTAGTCGGTGGTGACGGGACGCTCGGAGGTGAGGACGAGGGCGGAGGTTTCGGAGGTGGAGAGGGATTCGAGGAGGTCGGAGACGGTTTCGTAGTAGTCGACTTTTTCGAGGCCGCTGAGGAGGGCGGTGAGGTTGTCGGTTTCGGGGGACGGGTCGGTGAGAATGTGGACTTCGAGGGTGAGGGTGCCGAGGCGCATGGTTCCGGCTTTGTCCCATGAGATGGAGTAGTCGATGAATAAGGCGGGGGTGGTGAACTCGAAGTCTTCGGGGGATTCGGGTTGGCCGTTGTAGAGGTCGATGAACTGGGGGGGACAGAGGTTGAGCTGCCGGAAGAGCCGGCGGGTTTCGGGGGAATGGAAAAGGGATTGAATGGAATTATATAACCGTTTCATGACTTTTTTTGTTATTTGATTGTTAATTAGAATATTATTTGTATTTTTGTGCCAGCTACCTCTGCGGGGGCAGCAAGACTTCAGCGGTTATGCGGTGTTTATTCACCGTTTAACCGCTGATTTAGTTTTATACCTCTCATATACCAGTTGACCATCGTTGTCAATGATGAGTATGCCTTTCAGTTTGGTAGAATCGAGTTTCTTATCGGCAGTATTGCAAATGGATTTTATACTTTCACTTCGGTTTTCGGGCAACTTTATGATGGCATAGTCGGCCTGTTGGGCTGCTTTTTCGAGATGCGGGGCAAGGTGCTTGCCGTTGCCTTGCAGACGCTTGAAATCGACAACCCACTCTTCCTGTTTACCAAAGCTGAGGACGGCATCGGCGTTCTTGTCCTTATTGTGGAATTTCCAGTTTTCGGGATAGAATTTCGGCTTCAGGTCGGCATCCTTGTAATGGATGTCGGGCAAGAGGCTGACTTCGGTGATTTCCGGCTTCAGGCGGAGAAGGTCGGAAAGGACTTCGTTGTTTCCCGGCAGTTCATCTAAATTGTGCATGACGTGATGGCGTACAGGAACCTGACGGCCGGACAAGTTGATGTGTCCGTCGAGGTAGCCGTTCTCCGGGGGAAGGTAGGCTATGGCGCGGCGTATCTCGCTGTTGGGGACGTCGGTGTAGTACGGATGTCCTTGGGGGAAGATAAGCCCGGTCTGGCCGGAGTTGGTGCGGAAGAGTTGGGGGATGAAGGGGGCTTTGTAGGAACCTTCGGGGGTTTCTTGTACGTCGTCTTCGGGGACTTGGATGGCTTCGCAACGGCAGTTCCAGCCGTTGGGGGGATAGTAGGTGCGCCAAAAGGGGTCGTCGATGCGCTTGGTGACGCCGTCGAGGGCGCGGTGCTCGTCGCGGACGCTTTCGTCTCCGGCGGTTTGGTAGCGGAGGTACGGGAAGAGGTTCTTTTGCTCCTGGAACTGCTGCCAGCGGGCGGACTGGGTGGCGGTGGCGATGCAGGTGTCGTACTCGGTTTGTAGCCATACCTGATTGAACTTGGCGTTGATGGCGGAGACTTGGTCGCGGAAATCAGGGAAACTGCGGAGGCGACCTTCATCGTCGCGGAGGGCGGAGGTGATGGTGCGGAGTTCCTGATAGTTCTTGGCGGCGGAGAAACTGAAGACGTTCCGGGTGAGACGGGTGAGCATGAGGTGGTCGGGGGTGTTCCAGTCGACGGAAACGAAGTCGTTGCCATAGCCACTGTAGACACCTTCGAGGAGGGTGCGGGCGGTGGAGTTGAGTAAATCGGGGTCACAGTGGACGCCTTTTTGCTGCTGGTAGATGCTGACGCAGAGACGGGAGATTTCGTCGGCAAAGTCGGGAAGCTCATGGCCTTGGGCGAAATAGCTTTGAACAGGGGGATAAAGCAATTGACAATTGACAGTTGACAATTGATAATTTGGGGATTGGGGGGCGGGGCACGTGGACGGAATGGAGGTTCGGTCACGTGCCCCTACTGAAAATTTGCGAGGAAGCCGCCGGGGGTTGCTTGGGCTTTGGGTAGCTGCTGGAACGGTGAAGGATGCTGTATGGGGGTGGGTTCGCCGTCGATGGGGATGTTGAAGGTTTTGCTGATCCACTTGGTGGGGATGGGATAGCCTTTGTCGAGCAAGCGGGTAACGATTTCAAAATAGTCTTTGAGGGAGAGCTGGACGGTGGTGTCGAAGATGAATTCGTCGGTTTCGGGGTTGATGGGGAGACCGCAGGCCTGCATGATGCGGAGGAGCTGGTTGTTGACGGTGAAGGTGATGATGCGGCGGTCGGCGGCGGCTATCTTGCCGTCGAGGTTGCGTTCGTGGACTTCGGACTGGGAACGGGAGCTGCCGTTGTCGGAAATCATGGTGCCGCCCGTGATGGGCTTGCCGATTTCGGTGTTGATGCGGTCTATCTGTTTGTCGTAGACTTGGTAGGCGTCGGAGCCTGCAAAGGGCTTGATGTCGATGGTGGTGCCTTCGGGGAGGACGGCCTGCGCGGCTTCGCCGAGGGCGGTGAGCATGGATTCGATTTTGTCGAGGTCGCCTTGGGAGGTTTTGTTGGTGGTGGCGGTGATGAGGGGCTGGCCGTACTTTTCGGAGAACTCAGCCCATGACTGCTGGGCGTTGCGCTTCCAGATGAGCTGGCCGCAGATGTTGGCCATGAGGCCGAGGTCGGTGGGCTTGCCGACGTGGATGAGGGTGTTCTCGAAGCCTGTGGCATAGGATATGCCTGTGGTGGCATTGACTTCGGGAAGGACGAGGGAGAGCGTGGGAACGACGTTGCGACGCGGGACGAGGGTGAAGGACATGGTGGAGGGGTCGGTGAGTTCGAGAAGGGTGTAACCGTAGTGCGGGGCTTCGAGGGCATCCTCCATGAAGTTGTAGAACCATTCGGTCATGAAGAGCTTGGTCTTCTCTTCGTCGATTTCGCCTGTGCGGCGGTCTTGGATATGGAAAGGGGCGCAAAGTGTTGCGGCCTTGCGGAGTTCTATCTGGGAAATGAAGTGGCCGTCGTCCTTGAGGTTGTCGTAAAGGTCCTGAAGGGCATAGAGACGAGGGGTGTTGACGTCTCCGGCCATTTCGAGGGCTTGGCGCCACTTGCGGATTTCGGCACGGGTGCGGTCTTTGAATTCGCTCACTATTTTAGCCACGATTAAATCGGGCTGTTTTCCGCGTGTTTGCGGGGTTTTATTTTTAGGTTTAGCACTCATACGATTTGTCTATTTTAAATTCGATTTAAACGCGCTTAAACGTGGATAGCGCGGGATTAATACTTGTTGTTGTTGGGTTTGTACAGTGAATAGATGCGGAGGTCTCCGCGGTAGCTGTCGGGAGGAAGCTGCGGGAGGTCGGTGGGCATCTCGCCGGAGCCGACGTTGGTGAGCCAGTCGAGGGCATCGGCGTAGCGTTCCTTGCGGTGCTGGGGGATGGACTTGGGGGCTTTCTTCGCCCAAAGATGATAGAGGGCGATGTCGATGGTTATCATGATGATGTAGTCGTCGCGGAGGTCGGCGACGGCGGAGAAAATGGTGTCGCAATCGTAGCGTCCGCCGATGTATTTGCGTATCTGGGAGATAGCAAAGCGTTCGGCTTTCAGGATGGCGGCACGGTCGTCGGTGGTGTCGAGGAGCTTCAGGATTTCCTGACGCGCCTGTACTTCGTAATCGGTTTCTTGTATAAAATTTGCCATATCAATAGTTGTTTTTGGATTTTGAGCGACGTTCGGCCCGGCTGACTGTGCGGGGCTGGAACTTCTCTACGAATGTGATTTTATTGAGGCGGGCTTGCGCGCCGTGCCAAGCATCGGGGCCGTCGTCGTTGGCCTGCGAGCCGCGCTCGAATGCGAGGAACTGGTCGACAAGGGTGATGAAGTCGGGGTTTTGCTGCATGAGGATGTTGAAGATGACGTTGTGGCGCTCGAAGAACCCGGCGGTGGACTCGACACGGTCGTACTTGTCGGCCTTGCCGCGGCGGTCGGCGGTGACGGGGATGTGGTAGCCACGCTCGTCGCCTTCGGTGTCGAAGTCGTTGACGAACTCGTCCATAGCGAAAAGGCCTTCGATGACGTAGGAGATGTTGAAGCGTTCCAGCTTGAGGTCTTCGTAGAGGTCGTAGAGCCATGCGGCACACTTGGCGCGGGAGCCACGGCGGAGGTAGACGTGGATGATGTGGTACTGGCGCCCTATTTTGCCGACAAGGAGCATGGCTTTGTAGTCTCCGGCGGCTTTGTAGGAAAGGTCGCCGTAGAAACAGAGGCCATCGTACTCCTTGAGGGGGAGCATTTGTCCCCATACGATATCTTCGTGGCGGAAGACGGCACCGTCCTGAATGTGGACGTGCATGAACTCGCGCATGAAGGAACGATACGGGATGTCGGCAAACTTCTTGCGCCAGTAGGCGGCATCGGCTTTCTCGGGCCATTCGGGGGTGAAGTCGTTGAGGTTCTTGACGGCGCAGACTTTGAGAAGATAGTAGTTTGTGGCGTCGCCGTCCTGAAGGGCTTGCTGCTGTTTTTGCAGGAAAAGCTGGTGGAGGCGGTTGGTGATGCTGTTTTTGTGAAAGTTGTTGTTGGCATAGACGAAGCGGTCGGTGGCATCGGGGTCGGTGTCGAAGGTTCCCCAGACGTCTTCGGTGATGAACTCGATGGCTTCGCGCATGAGGCGGTCGTTGTTGACGTGGCGTTTGTTGTCGACGTCGTCGATGACGATGTAGTCCGGACGGTTTTCGTCTTCGCGGGCACCACGGGGGGACTGCATGAAGCCGAGAGCGGTGAACTTGACACCGTCGACGGTGGTGAAATCGCCATCGGCCCAATCGCCGTATTGGAATCGCTGGCCGTAATCGCTGAGGATGCGCTGGTTGTGCTGGAGTTGTGCCTGAAGGGAGGAAAGGAGCTTGCGGGCTTTGGGTTCGGTTTCGCCAATGAGGAGCATGTAGTGGAGGTCGCTCTTTACCAAATAGAGGAAAAGAGGGATGCCCATGTCTATGTGCACGGATTTGGCGGCGGAGCGGTACCACTCGGCAAGGGCGCGAATGTGGCGGTTCTCTATGACTTTGTTAGCCAGCCGCTTGTGGAACCATGCGCAGGGTTTCTTGGCAAAGTTGGGGAAATAGTAGCTGAACCAACGGGTGTAGTCGGCTTCGAGATGGCGCATGCGCTTGACTTTCTCCGCAGGGGTCTCGTTGATGCGGATAGTGGTGGACTTGGCGATGCGCTGGCAATGCTTGTCGTAGTCGTTGAGGAGTTTATCGTATTTAAGAGCCATTTGGATTTACAATTTTACGATTTACAAT